ATTTATCAGGGAGAAGATGGACTACTAGATAAAAGGCGTAAGTCCGGTATAAACCTTGCTTATCAGGATTTATTAGGACGACAAGCGACAGAGGATGAAGTGTCTGGGGCTATGTCTAATTTACAACTGCAAGCCTACGGAGGAGCAGGCATACAGGGATTGAGAGATTCTCTTAAATCCTCACAGGAATATACTAAGAAATTTAATGATAATTACTTAGATAATTACTATGACACCATGTATGGTAAGCAGACTGTAGACGCGGAAGGGAATAGAACTAAGAAGCGTAAGTTTACTTTCGACTCATCTTTATTACCTGGATATAGAGGAGATTTAGCAGACAGAACTAAGGTAGATATTACCACTGGTGAGGATTTTGCTAATTACTTTAAAGAGGGCAGATCTATTAAGGAACTAGAGGCTGGAGAACAGAATATTAAAGACACCAGAAAATTCTTATTCAGTGCTGGTTTGACTGAACTTCAAGGTGATATTGATAAAGAGACCCAGAAGATCAAAAACCAAGGTGCTAAAGATATTGCGAAGATACAACAAGAAGGTTCAATTTACGGCCAGTTGTTAGGCGGATTTAATTTTTAAAAGAATACCTGTTGTTATAATAAATTGAGACACAAATTCTTAATTCCATGGAAGAGAATACAGACAATTATTTTGACATTACAAGATTTTCAGATTTACTAGAAAAGTTAGAATCTTCTAAAAAGAGACAGCAAAGACAGAAGTCTGTAGAAGGTCGTAGAGACATCTTCGCAGGTGGTCTTGCTAACATGATGAGCAACTTCTAATTTGTTACTATTAGCATAGGTTACTAAAATGGCTGTCGACAAAACTTACGAATCAGATGATTACTTTGATCTGGATAAGTACAGACAAGCAGCTGGCGTAGCCTACGAATTTTCCAAAAAGAAAGTGGAGGACGCTGGTGAACAAGAACGGAAAACGATCGGCAAAGGTGGTGAAGAGACCAGAGAAACCGCTGCCCAGCAACAACAGTTCCGAGAAAGAGACGAAGAAAGAGACCGTAAACAGGCACAATCAGCGTATAGATATTGATCTATTTGATAATTGGGTAGATAACTTAGACTCCGCTACACAGGAGTCTTTTTGCTCTTTTGTGTCTGATAATAATTCGATAATAGAATCTTATCTTTATTCAAGATTTCTTGGATATGAGGGCACTGTCGCTCCATGTGAATTATGGATAAAAAGCAATTATAAGAAACCAGATCATCGCAAAAAGTTGTTATATGAAATTGACGAAATGCAGGAGGATATAAGAAAGCTTAGAGAGGAGATTGAGAATGGCACTGTTAAAAGAGATGCGGGAGTAGGAAGAATTGCACAGATGCAAAAGGAATTAAGAAGCACAATATCGGAGATAGAAAACTTTACCAACATGAGAGATCGTAAAGGTTTGCTTATGGCTGGAGCAGATCGTGCAATAAGAGAATTAATGTTTATCTTCAAAGATGACCCTATAGAAACACCCCTAGAAGAAGCAACAATGAGTGTCTGGGCAAGAATGCAGCTAGAGGAGTAGTGCAGTTAAAATAAGAAGAAATGAATAAATAAAATTGCTTCAGAATGGCTAAGAAAAAAATGCCACCTCAGCTTCTTGAGTACTTTAAAAATAAGAACGAGAAAAAAGAAGACGGCTCTAAAATGAGTGACAAAGAGAAACGTACAGAAGCTTTGGAGAAAGCTAGAAAAGCTAAGAAAGCCGCTAAGACTTATAAGGATAAGAAGGGAGCAGAGAAGCCAAAAGATAAGAAGTAAGTTAATATTTAGTAGTAGCTTATTTATTAATTAGTGCCTTCTTATACACATCTTGCTTATAGGCGTAACGCTAAAGCGGCGGCTCGTAAGCAGCAGATTAAGAAACCTAAAAATTTAGAATCCATACAGAAAGCTAGAGAAGATTTCGGATATTTCTGTGAATTTGTAGCCGATAAAGCACCAGCAGAACATCATAAGACGTGGCATAGACATTTCATAACGAACGAAAATAGTAGCTGTTTATTAAAGATTGCAGGTCCCAATATTGATCTGTTAGCTCCCAGAGGGTCAGCTAAATCGACTGTATTGGGACTTCTTACCGCTTGGGCTATTGGTATCCATACACAGGCTAAACAGCCTTTACAAGTCTTATATCTGTCTTACACCGTTGATATTGCCAGATCTAAGTCAGCAACAATCAAAAGAATCATCGAAAGTAAAAGATATCAGGAAGTTTTTCCAAAAGTAAGATTAATGAAAAACGTAACCAGTAACGAGTACTGGTCGATAGATCATAGGTTTGCAGGGATAGATACTACCGGAGAAGAACAGTTTACATTATGTGCAGCTGGTCTGAAGGGTTCTGTTACATCTAAACGTTCTCATCTGGTCATGATTGATGACGCTATAAAATCATCAGCTGATATTGCTAATCCAGATATTAGGAATCAGATGAAAGAGAACTGGAATGCTGTCATAGCTCCCACTATGTTTGAAGGAGCTAGAGCTATTTGTTTAGGCACTAGGTTTAGGCATGATGATATTCATTCCACTACTTTCAATGAGCAGAACAATTGGACACAGATTGTTTTATCTGCAATCTTGAATGATTCTAAAACAGGAGAGGAAGAATCTTACTGGCCTGAAATGTGGTCTCTTGAATATCTAAAAGAAAAGAAGAGACAGGCACCGATAGCTTTTTCTTTCCAATACATGAATCAGATAGTTAGACAGAATGAATTATCACTAGCTCCAGAGTTAATTGTTAAAGCGGAAATATCTACTGAGTTTGATACGTTAGGTATAGGAGTCGATTTATCAGCTGGAGTAAAAGAGAGAAACGATTACACTGTCATGGTGTTAGGAGGACGAATAGAAGACCGTATTCACATAATTGATTATCGGCGTATTAGGGTTATGGGTAACTTAGAAAAATTAGATGCCCTAAAAGAGCTTCTATACGACTGGTCGATAATAGGTAAAGATGCTAATGAAAATTATTTTCCCACCTACTCTACATGTGATATCTGGTCAGAGGCTGTACAATATCAAGCATCCTTGGAAGCTGATTTTAAAAGAGTATGTCAAAATAATGAAGGTTTATATAATTTAATCTGGCATCCTGTAAAAGGATTCAGAGCAGATAAATTAGCCCGTTTTAGAGGAATAATGGGTATGTTCGAAGATAGAAAGATAGTGTTTAATAGGTTTAGAAACTTTACCAGTATGTTTGAAGAACTTACCAACTTTGGTGTAAGTGGGCATGATGATTGCGTTGATGCTTTAGTTTGGCTTGTAAATGGATTAGCTCGTAAAGGACAACTTCATTTAGACTTTTAATAGGAGGTATAATAGAACTATGGGACCTGAATATATCGCCATTATTTTCAGTGCAGTAATCTCCTCTCTTACAGGAGGTGGTTGGATAGCTAGTAAAGTATTAGACCGCCATCGTGAGAGATTGAAAGATGCTATACAAAGAGTAGAGAATCAGAGATTACGTATTAATGCCTTAGAAGAACATGTAAACCGTATGCCATTGGAGTATGTTTTGAAAGTGGATTTCGTAAGAGAATTGCAAGAAATGAACGATCATTTTAGAGCAATCCATAATAAGCTTGATAAACTGGTAGAAAAGCTTATAGACAAATGAGTTATGTTTTAGAAGTAAGAGAAGCTTCAGACGGTGAGCTATCACTAAACTTACCTGAAGAAATACATAATGAACTAGGTTGGATTGACGGAGATTTGATTGAATGGAACGTGAAAGGACCAGGTTTACTTTTGAATAGATTGAACGATCCTTTTAAATACGAAATAAACGAAGAGTAGAATACTAAAAAAGTATGGTGTAAATCATGTTTAATTTTGGTGGCGGGGCAGGACCGGGAAACAGCGGAGTGTTTCAAGGAGCCTTAAGTTCGACACGAGGAGTAACTCCTCAAGATATGAACCGTCTTATCGAAGCATATAAAAAAGAAGGTAGACCTTTACCAAATCTGAATCCTGCACAAGGAACTAATCCTGTACCTCTTGCAGTAGGTTTGGGAAGTATGGGACAGGTGGGAAATATGGAAGGAATGAAGTTGGCTCACGGCAGTCATGATCCTACTTTCACAATTAATGATATACCTAGATATAGAACACCAGGAGGACATAATCCTGCTGATCATAATTGTCCAGTAGGTCCAGATGGTAAAAAAATAGAAGCACTATGTCCAAAAGATAAAGACATACCTTTGTACGGAATGCCTAGAACATTATCTAGCACTGCTTTTCCAA